CCACCGCAAACGCGCACACGTGAGATCGGTGGCCTCAACAGACGAACAAGGATTCCTATGAGCCTCGATGCTTACAAGATTGGGATACAGATTGCGTTGGTGGATAACGTTTCGCGTGGGTTGATGACCCTCGCGGGACACTTCAATCGCTTGAATCTGGATGCAGACGCGCTGAAGGCGCGGCTCGACAAGATCGGCAAGATGATTGACGCCGGGGGCGTGCTTTCCGGTGCAGGTGCCAAGGGCTTCAAGATGCTTGACGGCCCGTTGGAGGCCGCCAAGCAGTATCAGACCGAGCTTCAGCGCCTCAGCCAAGTCATGCCAGGCGACGCGATGGCATCTCAGGCGGACAAGTTCGCCAAGAGCCTGAATGTCATGGGGCAGTCGTCCCTCGATAACTTGAAACTGCTGCGTGAAACAACAGCGACGCTTGGTAGCTTTGACCAGGCAAAGTTGGTGATGCCTCAGCTCGCGCAGGCCAAGTCTGGCGTGATGGCGGTCATGGGTTCTGAGGCTGGCGGTAAGTTCGAAGAGAGCGCCCTGTCAGCGCTAAAAACCAAGCAGCTGCAGAGTGCCATTACGAACCCGAATACCGGGTTGATTGCCCCGCAGAGAGTGTCGGATGTGCTGGACTCGATGCGTCAGACCTACGTCGCTACGAATGGAAAGGCGACTTCGGACGACTACGCCAAGTCGATCGCATTACCTCGAACCGCGACGAGCACGTCGGGTGTGGCAAAGCCGAGCATGCAGGCCTTGGAGCTCGAGTACCAAGCCAAGCTTGCCAATCTTCAGATGACGTTAGGTGAGCATATTCTGCCGGTGGCAATTGCTGGTTTGGAGAAGCTCAATGCGTTGCTCCAGAGCGTGACGGAGTTTGCCAAGGAGCATCCCACGCTGACCAAAGTCTTTCTGGGGCTGGCGGGCTTGCTTTCCGTTGTTGCGGTAGGGGCCGGTGTTGCTCTGCAGTTCGGCGCGGCAATCAGTTCGTTGGGGGTGATCTTCCCTGGGGCCATGGCGACGATAGGCGCATCGATGACCACGATGAGTACGGTGATCGGTGTGGCGCTAAGGGCCGGGCTCACTACGGCAATGAGCGCAGTGATGGGCGTGATAGGTGCTATGACGTTGCCGATGATGTTGGCGTTGGCGGCTATCGCGGGCCTGGCGTTCGTGGTCTACAAAAACTGGAACGAGATCAAGCCGAGATTGCTTGGGGCTTTCGAGCTATTGAGAGAGGGAGCCAACTGGCTCTGGACGCACTTGCTTGCGCTTTTCGGGAAGGTCAAAACGGTAGCTGCAGGAGTCTGGGAGTACGTGCAGCCGGTTTTCGACGGGATCAGATCCACGGTTGCGATGCTCTGGGAGTATGTGGCACCAGTTTTCGAAAAAATCAAAGCCGGCGTGCAACAGGCATGGGATTCCATGAGCCAAATGGCGGCCATTCCACTCACACTCGTTCGGACATTCATACAGTATGTTGCGGACGCCGTCCGTGCCTTCGCGCAACGACTCAATCTCGGGGGTGTTGTTGATCGCATCGATACGGCACTCAAGAGCGCGTATACGGATTCCGTTGCTCGTGATCACGCCGCTTCATACTCGAACGAGGGGCATAACCGCAACCTTGTGAGCAACACCGTTAAGCCTGCGGATGCAAGGCCTGTGGCGCTCAAAGGCGATGTAGTCATGGACGGCCGTGCTGTTGGGACGGTGGTATGGAAGCACGCTGACAACCACCTGGCGCGTCCGCAAACCGGGTCCAGTGACTTCAACACTGCCATGCACGTGTCACCATCTGGATATACCACCTATGCCTGATTTTGCTCTCAAACTTGGAAGCTTCCAGTTCAAGGACTTGGAGATTCCTGAAGCCCTCCCTTTTGGCGGAACGCAGAAGCTGGCGGTGCACGAACTTGTAGGCGGCACGCGCGTGATCCATTCCATGGGCGACTTCGAGCGTCCCATCGAGTGGTCGGGCTGGTTGCTTGGCGAGGATGCACTGTCACGTGCACGCGAGCTGGACAACTTGCGTATCGGTGGCCAGCGATTGCTGCTGCAGTGGTCGGAGTTGTACTACTGGGTTGTTGTGCGCGAGTTCAATGCGGACTTTCAGCGCGCCTACAAAATACCGTACAAGATCTCGTGCGAGGTATCGAGCACGGCGGCTAAACCTCAGAGCAGCGATGTGCAAAGCATTGATGGCCAGATCAAGAGTGATGCGGCCGCCCTTGCCGACATGGCAAGCGTGGTCGGCGATGGCACCCTCTCCAGTTTGATCAATTCGGCTAACTCAACAATCACAACGGTAGCGAGTTTTGCCAACGCGGCGCAATCAACGTTGAGCAACGTACTCCAGCAAGTCACGGCCGTGCGTGATCGTGCGCAAGCATTGATGACCTCGGCGAACAACCAGCTGATGACGGTGGCGACGTTGGGTGGCATCTTGCCGAACAACCCGGTGGCACAGCAGGTAGCGAAGCTCAATGGCCAGATCAACTCGGCGTTGAGCTTGCCGGTGTTGGTTCAGCTTGATCGCGTTGCCGGCCGCGTGCAGAAGAACATCACGTCTGTCTATAAAAGCGCCAAGCAGGTGGTGACTGCAGGAGGGGACCTGATGAAGATTGCCGCCAAGGAGTACAACGATGCAATGGCGTGGACAAGCCTGGCGAAGGCCAACCCAGATCTTGCGTGGGACCCACTGGTGCAAGGCATCAGGAACCTCGTGGTGCCGCCCAACAAGGACAGTGCTGGTGGGTTGCCTAAACCATAGCCGATCGTTCTCGTCAACTGGACAGCCCCGCAATGCGGGGCTTTTTTCTTATGAGCCTGAACAAGCTACCTGTGATCCCCGAGGTGCGGCAGCCGCGCTCTATCGTGAAGGTGGGTGGTGAACGCGTGCCGGCCTGTGTGAGCTGGTCAGTCCAGAACAACTCGTATGAGCAGGCGGACACGTTTCAACTCACGTTGGCGGCGAGTGCACTGTCACCTGACCGAGATGCGAATTGGTTTTCCAGCCAACCCGAGCTATTGGTCGAGATTTTCGCCGGGTTTCCATCAAATCCGCTGAAGTATGACGAGTCCAATCTGCTGAGCCTCATCTACGGCCACGTCGATAGCGTTGATTTTGACCCTGCATCGGCTCAACTGACACTGAGCGGGCGCGATCTCACCGCGCTGTTCATTGATGCGACGGTGACGATGCAGTTCCAGAACCAGACCGCGTCTGAGGTGGCGGCCGCCCTTGCGGCTGGGTATGGGTTGCAGATTGCCGGCAGTGACACGGAGCGTCCGGTCGGAAAGTTGTATGCCCACGACAAGGTCGGCATGACCAGCCAGCGCAGCGAGTGGGACTTGCTGACCGCGCTGGCGCGTGCAGAGAGCTTTGTCTGCTACGTGACGGGCAGGACGCTGTATTTCGGCCCTCGCGCCCCCGAGCCGCCAGAACCCTACGAGTTGCGTTGGACTAGCGATGCGCGGGGCATGCCCGCTGCCAACGTGACTAGCCTCCAGCTATCGCGCGATCTGACCATTGCGAAGGGCATCACAGTCGAAGCCCGCTCCTGGAATTTGAAGCAAGGCAAGACCCTGACCGCTCGATACAGCAGCGAGTCCGATGGTGGGCAAGGGCGTAAGCCAACGCGTACTGCGGTGGGTAACGGCTTGGATCAGGCGGGCGTCAAGCGTTTGGCCAAGCAGGTACACGACGAAACGGTTCAGCACGCAATGAAGCTACGCGCTCGCCTGCCTGCGGACCACCTCCTGTGGCAGACCGACACCCTCCGTCTAACAGGCACCGGCACCCGTTTTGACCAGGACTACCTCATCGACAGCATCACCCGCAGCATGAGCCTGAGCGAGGGTTATGTGATGGACATCTCGGCCAAGAACATCAACAAGGGAACGAGCAAATGATCCAACAGCTTCGCAACCAAATGGTGCTCGCCGCGATGATGGCGCAGTCCAATCGCGCCGAGAACCGCATGGGCATCGTTACCAGCTACGACCCGGGTACGGCCTCTGCGCGCGTACGCCTCCAACCTGAAGACCCCGCCGACCCAGCGCGCTCGCTGACCGGCTGGATGCCCGTTGCCTCTGCCTGGGTCGGCAATGGCTGGGGCATCGATGCGCCGGTCAGCCCGGGCGATCAG